TTGCATTCCAAGGTCTTTACTTAAATTTAAATTATCAAGAAAACTTCCACCTTGTAAAAAACCACCATCAGCTACACTTGCACCAGTAACACCACCAAGTTTATCTACATCAATTCCCTCTGGAATATTAGCTGTCTCTATTAATCCATCTTTCATTCCAGCTGTTTTTAAGGCATCAAAACTATCAACCGTAGTTGGTGTGCTCTTAAGAGCTCCAAAGCTAGTAAATTTATCTGGAACGTCCATTGCACCTTTAGTAAATGGAAGACCTTCATAAATTGACTTTCCAGAAAATTCACCACTAGTAGCAATGCTTGCTCCAATACCTTCGCCAAGTTGTGCAGCTACAGGAGTAATCTCTGCTTTTATTATGTCCATAGGGTCTTCCAACCCAGAACTAGCACCACCAGCTGCATCGTAGTCAGCTTTTGCTTGGGCTAACAGTGCTCGATCAGCAGCACTTGTGTCAGTGTATGTAGCCTCTCCAGTCTTAATAGTTTTAAGCCACTGGTAAGATGGCATAACTGTTGTAACACCATCAAGAGTTGTCGTTCTTCCATAAATGTTTTGAAGTTTTCTACCACCTAAGTCTGGAGTATTTTGTTTCAGAGTATAAAGGTCATACTTAAATGTCTGTGGATCATCAGTTCCGTCATCTACTGGCGTTGCACCTATTTGGGGATGTCCTGCAATGTGTGGCATAATATTCTCCTTTAACTTATTTCTAACAGACTAGCCACAACGTGGAGCCTGTTTGCAGTGGCTGCTGTACATTTCACCACTTCATTTTCTTGCACGACCAAAGGTGCTGTTAATAACTCGATGGTAGTGTTGGATGCCACTGCCTTAACCTTAAATAAACTGAACACATTCGTGTCAGCATCAGTAATTGTTACTGTTATCGTATCAGCATTGCCACTATCTTCTGACACCAAAATAGACTTAACCAATCCAGAAGTGGCGTTGGGACAGGTATAGAGCACAGTAGCACCTGTGGTTGTTAAATCTAGTTTCTTATTTTTATAATTATTTGCCATTTATGCCATAAACCACGCTGTAGCTTCTGCCTGTTCAACAACATTATTCAACGCAGAGTCAGCTGCGAAGTAAGTCATTTGCTTGTCGAGCTCAAGTGTATTGGTCAGGCGAGCCATATAGCCTTGCTGATAATCTGTTGGTGGGCTTGGTAGCCTTAGATGACCTCCTACGCCACTCATCGCAGTCCATCCTCTCGTGCATTAACTCTAAAAGTTCCCAAGCTCCAGTCATCTAGAGTTCCAGAGCTTTGCAACTTCACACTCATTTGCCGACCCTTGGCTCTCGTACTAACTTTTTCTGTCGAACTGGTTATGGTAAATGGACCTTTTACAACTTCAGTTGCATTTGGATATTTGCGTGTGTTTATAAACATCGACAGAGATGTATCTGATGTCATTGTTACGTCAGGTATAACCTTATCAACTAAATATAAATTCTCACCAGTGTTTGGTATTTCGCTTGGTGAGCTTTCTATAAATGATGTCATGGCAGATCCATTGTCACTGGTTCCTGTCTCGTGGTTATAGAGCAAGCCACTAGGGTCAAATGCAAACGGCACTGTCCTAGCACCAAATGAGTCATGCCAAGATGTCCTGTCCATTGTTCCAACTGACCAAGCATTCTCTGCGTAATTATATGTAACGTAGCTGTCATTCTCTGGATTTGTGGTTCCAGCAGAATTATCATTAGATACATACCACCATGTCACTTCTTTAAAGGCTTTATTATGCCCCACCACGACCTTGTCGATGTACCTTTTCTGCATACGATCAAAGACGTAGTATTGTACTGAGGATGGAAGCTCTTTGACAATACCGTCATAGGAAAAGAAGTTCCTCTTTCCCATCCAGAAGACATTTCCGTCAATAGCTATCATTGTATTAAGACCAGCTGCACCACAATCTGTAGCCAGTAACCTGAAGCTAAATATAAATGGCGGTCCCACAAACGTCATGCCATAAATAGCAGAATCTGTGGATATTATTGTCTCTTCTCTTGCATTGACTATAGACACAATTTTAGTGCCGACCTCTAGCCTCTGGTCACCTGCACTATTTGTTGAGGTGGGACCAAAGTCAGTAAAGTCTTCCTGATCAGACCAACGGATAAGCATTTCATCGAGATCTCCACTACCTGCATACTCCGTACACCCACCTGCAATAAAGTGACGATCAGGAAATGACACTGTGGTAACAGTTGCAACGGTTGGTACACTTAGTGCTCCAGAGAGAGATGAAACCAATACAGCTCTGGTTGAGACTGTGCCAGATACTGTCCAATAATAGATACCGCCTCCACGGACAGTTGCGATTAGGTCTTCTCCCCAGAGATTTAAATTCCACGAGGAGTTGGTTAGATTAACATCCGACTCTGATGCAGATCTAGGCTCGTTCCATGCTTCTTGTCCCCATCCACCAACACCCCAACCTAGTGCTGGGTCTGAGCTCTGAGTTCCTAAACCACCAGCAATTCCGACAAGATAGCTTATGACAACTGCGTTGCCACCACCTGTCGCTGTGCTTGTAGCTGCAGTTGGAGAGGTCACTGTGTAAGTATTGGTGGTTATGGATGTTATTTGGTATCCAGCTTTCCTGTTTAAGTTTTCAGCAGTCACTCCACCGACAGCTGCAGCACCACTAAATACAACAAAGTCACCGACAGATGCCCCATGACCACTATCAGTTATTGTTAAAGTTGTGGTGGTATCCGCTGTGGTAATTGGTGCAATAAGGATCTGAGTAACTGTAGCACCACTGTCGTGTGCTGCAGCTGAACTTGAATTAGTTCCTCTGGTACAACCTGTCAGGGTCAGAGTGCTAATTCCTGTGTAGGTTATTATCTCAGAGCCTATCTGAATAACACCAGCAGTTTTAAATCCTGCAACACTTGCAAGGTCTATTGCTGTCTCGCTATTGTCTAGAGCCTCTGTAGTTGTTGTGGTTGCATTTGTTGCATCTCGAAGAGGTGTGATATCATATAGCACTTGGTCTTGAATAATATAAAGGTGATTGTGAGTGCCTACAGCAATTCTGTCTTCACCATCTGTTATAGCTCGCCAGTTAATCATCTTACGAGCTATGCCTTGAGGCGTTGTCTCTGTGCTAGTTATAGTTCCAGCAGAGTCAGTCTGGGTTATTGCATCTTTTTGCCATCCACCAATCTTTGTGGGGTAGCCATTGCGAAAACGCACAAGATCTCCGTCAACCCAGAAAGGTCCATTCTTACCAGCAGAATACTCTGTTATATCTTTAACGATACCTGGTTTGAACTGTAAAAGCTGTAATGTCATTTAACCTTTGACCCATTCATATATCTTGTTTGTCTCTTTAATTCGATGATCTAAACCTGTGTAACCGCCATTTATTTTTTTTGTTAGTTTCTTGACTACACTATCATTAACACCTTCATCACAAATTTTCCACAAATTGTTTTTTTGGAAAAACCAGATAGCTGTATCCATTGCGTATTCTTTTTCTAGTAGCGAAGGATCTTCTATAACTTCTGGCTTTCCCATATCAGAAGCAAAGGCTTTTACATTAGAAAATCCAGTTAATTGTAAAAATCCACGGCCTATGTAGAGACTGGCTTTTTCTTTAGAATCGTTACCCATACGTCCAAAATACACGTTCTCAGCTAGTGCCTTTGGGTTTCTAGCATATGGCTCTGCACTCTCTTTTGTTGGAAAGCGACTAGGCCAGACACGCATCATTGATTCAGCAGAATAGTTTAGGTTTTCTCGTGTTAACTTAAATGAGCCACTCTCATGCACGACTTGACCTAGCAGATGTGCTCCACGCTCTGGAGAGAGTTCATAGTGCTTAACAATTGCACGAGCAGTATTAGGACCAAACGATCCATCTATTGAAGAACACCCACATTTTGATTGAAGTGATTTTAGTGCGTCACTCATTTATTTAACCTTTAAAGAAAGCATCTACTTCAGCTAATAGATCTGCCTTAGATTTGCGTCTATCGAGTTCTATGTCGTGTTCTCTCATTAGAGCCTCTAACTCTATTTTCTTCATTGTCTTGTAATTTGGCACGACTGTGGTTTCTTCAACAGGCTTGACTGATACAATCTCAACTTCAGTGCCATTAATTCTTGCAAGAGCTTGAGCCTCTGTCATTGAAGGTGTTGGCAAAGACATACCGCCTTTGACATACCTTAAATTGTAAAGTTTATCTCCGTCTTCATTTTGTCCAACGTGAAACATCTCAATATCACTCATTTTGTTAATCCTTTCGTTTTTTCATATGAACGTAATCCACCAATTCCAAGCATACCTCCCAAGACCGTGAGAAGGGTAGACATATCAAATTCAGGTAAATCAGGTAAATCTACTCCAGAGGCTGTTAACACAAAAACTAAAAGAGGTTGGAGTACAAAGTGG